TATACTTTTGCCGCTTGCCATTTAGCCTGGTTCTTTATATATTCTAATTGTTCACGCATAAAAGCACGACCCTGTTTCTTTGGTTTCTTTGGTGGAAAACACTGACGATATGGTTTGATTTCAACCATATATTTTTTACCTGTTTTTAATTTAAATATAAAGTCAGGATAATATCTATGTATACGATAGTCAATAGGTGAACGATAAACAATAGGTATTTCTTCACTTGCCCAAAACTCAACAGCATCATTTTTATCCAAATATACCATCATACGCCTTTCAAGCAGTGAACGATATACTATTCTATTTGGGTCACCAGCGTATTTTTTAGGGTGTGTTGGTTTATAAATTCCTTTATAACTTGCTCTCATATCATATAAATATTACTATTAATCACAAAGGTATTTATCGTGTTAACAAAGGTATCAAGTTTAATACAACAAAATTATAGTAATTTAAAATCTGTTTTAGGCATACAAAGTGCAAATAATTCAGCTATTAAAAATTTAAATCCTATAAATGCTCCTAATTTTAATAGCCAACAAGTTACGGCAGCTGCTGCAAAAATTTTAAATAAATCTCCTTTAGAGGCAGATTTCGATGTTTCAAATGAACATTTAAAACAAAATCCGTATCAATATGGCGTAGTGTATTATCCTTCAAATATACCTGAATTAGGCGCAGGTCATTATATGATGTTTGATATATTTTTAAATAACAAAACAAAATTTTTAAAGAACGACAATAAAAATACAACTTTAACAACTTTAACAGAAAGTGAAGGTGTTGCCGGAGGAAAAATAGTAGTATCTAAATTTTTAGTTGATAAAGGACGAATTTTTGGTGGGAATTTAAATAAAATTACTAGTCAATTTCAAGCTACTAACGCATTAGGTTATTCATCTTTACCTAGAAGCACAGGAATACAAGCAATTCATAACACACATACATTTATATCTGACACTATAATTTTATATACACCACCACAAGTTAAAACAAATTATGGAACAAGTTATGATACACCTGAAACAGGAACAACAGGTCAGGCTTTTGGTGCTTCAACAGGATTTTTTGATTCTATAACATCGATAGGAGGTGTAGGATTTAGAGAATTTACTTTAGGTGTAGTATCAGGTTTACCAGGAGCAGGCGACGCAGCAGGAGCTTTAGTAAAAAGAAATGCTGAAGCTAGAAATCCTAATTTAGAGGTCGTATTTAAATCTGTACCATTTAGAAAATTTGATTATACTTTTGAATTTGCTCCTAGAAATAAAGAAGAAGTAATATCAGTAGATAAGATTTTAAAATTGTTTAGGTATCATATGCAACCTAGTTTACAAGGAGGTAGCTCTAGTTTTTTTGATGTGCCTTCAGAATTTCAATTAACTTATATGTATATTGATAAACAAAATAGTTATATACCAAAAATTAGTAGATGTGTATTAGAAAATATGGAAATAGATCAATCACCTGAAGGTGTATTTACTACATTTAGGAGTGATGAAAAAGGTGCTTTTCCTACATTAACTACCATGAAACTATCATTTACTGAAACAGAAATAATGACTAAACAAAAAATAGCGGATGGTTTTTAATGTCATATTTTAATCAATTTCCTAGATTAGTTTATGACATAAAAAATGATAAAAATTTTAAATTAACAACAGATTTTTTTCGTAGATTAAAAGTAAGAAGCACTGTATTAAATCAAACTGTATTATATGATTTATATGATGTACAAGATGGCGATACTCCAGAATCTATTGCATTTAAACATTTTGGCGATACAGGTTTATATTGGATTATTTTATTAACAAACGATATAACAGATCGATACTATGATTGGCCGCTAACTACTTTTGAATTTGAAAATTATTTAACAGAAAAATATACAAATCCTGATGGTGTTCATCATTATGAAATTACACAATCAAGTGGTAAGACAACAGGCGAAGGACCAACTGATTTTGATCATTTAATAGAAGTTAATAGTACAACAGCTAATGCGGTGCCAGTCACTAATAGACAATATGAAGAAAGAATACAAGACAAAAAAAGACAAATAAAAATATTAGATTCATCATACTTAACTGTTATAATTGAAGAATTTGAAAACTTAATGAGTGAGTAATGTACAGCTTTATAAATCCTAATGTTTATATAAAACCAGGTAATTTTGAATTAACAGATATATTACTAACTTCATACAAAAGTGGTAATAATGATAATACACCAACAAAAATTGATATAAAAAAATTAGCGTTAGAAATTAATATATACGAAAGTATTTTTAATAAAACTTTGACAGGTAACATTGTTATTGCTGATGCTAATAATATTATCAGTCAATATCCATTAACAGGTTTTGAAAGAATAGAATTTAAATTAAGATCGCCTGGTATTAATAGATTATTTGATTTTTCAGAAAAAAGTGGCCATCCTATGTATGTTTACAAAGTATCTGATAGAAACGAATTATCTCCACGATCACAAGTGTATGTCATACATTTTTGTAGTAGAGAGCTTTTAAGAAACGAACAAATTATAGTTAAAAAATCTTATAAAGAAACAATTGATAATATTGCCAATTCTATAATGTTTGAGCAAGGCAATTTAGAAACACAAAAGAAATTTTTTGTAGAGCCTTCGTTTGGTATTCATCAATATGTTTTTCCACAAATTTTACCATTTGAATGTATTGATTTAATCAGTAGAGATGCCAGAAGTTTAAGATATAACAATTCTGGTTATTATTTTTTTGAAACAGCAGAAGGATTTAATTTTAAATCATTAGAAAATCTTTTTGCATTGACAACTAATGTTGGTCGACCCTCCGTTGCTAAATTTGAATCTATACCTGCTAACGTAAAAAATCAACCTATGGGTCAAAAAGACATAGGTCGAGAAATGGTAATTATACAAGAATTTAAAGTTTTAAGTCAATTTGATACACTTAAAAATTTAAGAAACGGTGTTTATTCGAGTAATCTTATCACACACAATATATTAGAAAAAACTTTTACAAATACAGCTTTTAATTATTTCCAAGATTTTCCTTTATCTTTTCATACAGAATTACAAGGCGGTGATAAACCTAATGTTGACAGAAGTATTGCACCTCTTACGAAATTTAATAAAGATAAATTTATAACAGATGAAACAGGTATATTTTATTTTAAATCAAATACAACACAATTACATGATGATGTAGAGGTACCAAGTCAAAATGAAATATTACAAAAAAGACTTTCACAAAGATTAGCTCTTGAGACTTTTAGAGTGCAATTAAAAGTACATGGTTTTACAGGTCTTTCAGCAGGAGACATTATAACACTGATATTGCCTTCGTATGGTGTAAAAGACAGTAAAGATCCAAAAGACCAAGACCCTATTCTTTCAGGTCGTTATATTGTATCTTCCATACGACACAGTGTATCTCAATTAGATAAAAAACATTATATGTACTTGGAGTGTTTAAAAGACAGCGTAAAAATACCTTTTTTACCTGAATTTATAGATACATTTTCAGACCGAGAAAAAGATAATCGTATTACAATTAATCAGTATTCACAAGACGAAGTAGATATAATTACAAATAATGTGACCACACAGATTTTTAAAATATAATGAGAAACACTCCGAGACCGCCGCTCCGACAGCTATGTAAGGATATAGACCAATGGCCGGCACAGAGTAAACGAGATATTATGCACAATAAATATAGAAAACAATGGAGGCACTATGAATATATGTGAACTAAACTTTACAAAATTCAAAGAAGCATTGAGAAAATTAAAGAATAGACTACTCTCAATAAAACTGTGTAAATGTGGTAAAAAAACAAAGGAATAACTGAGGTCACCGTAAAACTATGAGAATTACTGAAAGAATAACTGAAAGAATAAAATACCTGATAGATAAAGTCGTGCTAGCGCACTCTTATAACAGCGAGATATGGATTTATTACGCAATTATCGTGTTTGTGCTGTTTGTCAAAGCGGCCGGCGGTCTTGCGTAGACTTGCGTAGGTTGTTTTAAATATATAAAAATGATGTATACACGAGTGTTATTATCGAACGGCATAACGAAAGAACACAATGAATAACGAGAACTTTTTAGGATTTAACGGTTTTGTATGGTTTGTTGGCGTCGTTGAAGATCGTAACGACCCACTTAAAACCGGCCGTCTTAAAGTCAGAGCATTGGGTTCACACACAGAAAATCTTGAATTTCTGCCGACTGCCGATTTGCCTTGGGCGTCTGTAATGTTACCCATTACGGCCAGCGGCGTTTCTGGCATTGGACAATCAGCAACCGGCCTGCTTGAAGGTTCTTGGGTTTTGGGTTATTTTCGAGACGGCCAGCGCAGGCAGGAACCCATTATACTCGGCAGTTTACCCGGCCGTCCAATTGAATTAGCGGACAGTCAAAAAGGTTTTTATGATCCAAATGAGGTTTATCCAAAATACAAGGACGAACCAGATGTCAATCGTCTGGCCGTCAATGCAAAGGATACTGAAGGAAATGAAATCAATCCACATTTGTTCTTAACATTAAGACGTGCCACACGAATTACAGGCGTGCCTACTGCCGAATTTAACACAATGGTCGCTGCTTCGGGTGACATTATATTGGCCAGCGATGGCACGACCTGGAATCAACCAAGCATACCCTATGCGGCCGTTTATCCTTACAATCATGTATACGAAAGCGAATCTGGTCATGTTTTAGAATTTGATGACACAGCGAATGCAGAACGTATACATTTAAGTCATCGTACAGGTTCTTCCATTGAATATTCACCGGACGGCACACGTACCGATATCATTAAAAACGATTTTTATTCACTGATTTCAAATGATTCTCAGGTTTTTATACAGGGTAACTCTGACATTACAATTGATGGCCACCATAAACTTTACATTAATAAGGAAGGTGGTATAAACAATCACTACGACATACAAATAGGGCCAGGTGCAAATGTCAATATACAAGTGGACAACGGCGATATTAATTTACATACAATAAACGGCCGTCTCA